TTTTGCTGCCCTTGCCACGGCGAATGAATAATCCTTCTGGCGTAATGTCTTCAATGTTTAGCTGTAATACTTCATGTCGTCGCAGACCACACAAATACGCGATCTCTATAATAGAAGCGACATAGGGCGTAGATGACTCGAAAGCGGTCTTGAGTAGCTTCTCGTAGTCCTGATCTTCGATGTAGATAGCCCGCGATACTTCCCTGAATTTGGTCACACCATAAGCTGGGTTTATCTCGACATTGGCGTTTTTCTGGCGCAGCCATCCGAAGAAAGTTTGCAAAAATGATAAGTGCCTGTTTGCTGTGACCTCTTTGCCGACTTCAGCCCAGTAATCCATGTAGTTGCGTATGTGATAAGTTTTGACTTTGTGGGGCAGCATCCCTCCGAATACAGCCCTAATGCCATTTCGACTTTTGGGGTCGCCAGGTTTTTTAGTCACCTCAGAATATCGTTTGTAGTCCGTTTGGGTATAGTCGCCCAGCTTTTGAAATCTCGTTGAGATAAAAAAGCGTGTCAGGTAATAGTCCATATTTTTTACATTAGCCACAACAACGACCGCAGAGTCATAAGCCTCGATCACCTTGCGAATGACAGCAGGAGACTCGACTATATTGCCATCGACTTTGTTGAGACGGCACAGCGTTATCATTTTCCCACCCTTGGGACGATACTCATAGGATGACCGGCCTCGATAAACCCTATCAGGTAGCCACGAATCCTCTTTGTGCATTCGTTGTCTAGGCATCTAAGTTGAATCCATCATCTTCGTCGTCAATTACTGGCGCAATTAATGGCTCGGTGATTTTAATCTTATCAACATTATCTACCTTGAGCACAATATAGCCAGCTTCTTGAAGTGTGACCCTTTGCCTGGGCTTCAAGTTTCCTTTTTCGTAAAAAATTACATTGCTTCCCATTACCTTCTCCCTATTTTTAAATGAGTTTAATACTAGCTCGCCCAGTTACTCGGTTGCTTATTGGTCGGCGGTTCTCTCGCGATCCAATGGCTATGCGGCCGTGATTTGGGTGAAAGTCGTGCTTTTTTTCTGCTGACTTTCTGACTGCGGCCGCTTCAAAAATGTGGTCAAAAAAACCGAGATGGCTGAGTTTACCGTCAACGCGTATGTGTGAATGCCAGGAGCCAGATTTTTTATCCCAGGAAACTCCAGTTATCCCCGATGTGTTATTTTTGGGTTTAGCCTGATTCCGAAGATTCTCAGAGGCAGTGACGGGACGAAGATTTCCCCAGCGATTGTCATGCGTAAGCCCAGTGATATGGTCGGTGTGGTTTTCTGGAAATGCTCCAGTCATGTAGAGAAAAGCCAGCCGATGAGCAAAGTAGAAACGTGAATCAATTGTTATTCGGATATAACCCTCTGTATGGAGATGTCCAGCCACATTACCGGCGCGACTACTTCCGCGCGAAACCTTCCAAATAAAAAAACCAGAATCGGAATCATAATCTAAAACTTCTTTTAATCGTGATTGCGTTATCATAAAAAAACCTTAATAAAAGCCCACCACCATGCCGACTGTCGAAGGTTGGGAAGGTGGTGGGCAGTATTTCCTCTCTCAGAAGGAAATTCGTTTAATCAAAATGGAATATCGTCACCAACAAAATCATCCACTGGTTGTTGCTGTTGTTGCTGTTGTTGCTGACCGTTTTCACTCCAGAAGATTTTGGCGTTACCTAAGATCGGGCCTTTAACACCCTGCGCTTTCTCTTCTTTGGAAACGCTTTGGGTGATCATGCCGTTCTGGCCGTACTGGTCAGCGACAGGGTCAATAAAGACAGTGCAATCCAAATATTTTCCTTTTTTGCCAGCGTACAAACGCCCTTTCTCAATTTGAGAAACATTGATTGATAAACTTACGCCTATTTTTTCCATGACATTTTTCCTTGTGGTTTAAAGTAATTTGATTGTCCAGCCCGTTGATGGTTTACTTTTGAAGCGTTCCAGATCTGCGTCAGGCAGTAATTCCTTGATAGCTTTTGAGTATGAAACGCTGCCTGATTTAACGACAGGGTAGGCCATTAAATTCGGGCCACGGGTTTTCTTGTCCGTCATCCCGAGCAGTCTGCTTTTCTCGTAAGCCAGCGCCATTTGCGCGTCGTCAACAGCGTTCTTGGCGCTGATGTAATCCGCTTCCGCCTGGCACCATTCATCATCTTCACGATAGAGAACGAGGGGCTCTAAGTAAGTTTCGTTGTCTAATTCACGCAGATAGCGTTCGTGAAACTCTGACAAAGTAGTGAAATTATCCGTCAACCAATTCCTATCTCGTTCAACGCGCTCAATGACTAATCGGTCAGGGGTCCATGTTACGAAGTCACACCAGCTTTTATCAGTCACCTCTAACTGCAATTGAATCTGCGCAGCATAGTGGGGCTGTTCAGCCAGTGTTTTTATCTTCTGGCTAAAAGGGCATTTAACCTCAATTAACCCTTCACCTATGATGCCGTCAGGCGACGCGCCTAGCCAAACAAATTCAGCATGGGCGTAAAAGCCTGTCGAAATGACCATTATTTCTGTGGCGTGTTCGTACTCAGCCAGAGCGGTGTTTTCGTGCTTGTTCCCCCAGTCGGTAGCGATATTGCCCACGAATTCACGCTCCGCACCATGAGCCTCGCGGATCATTTCGCGAAGCACATCGTCGGGCTTTGAGTAAGGGTTAAGTCCAAGGATAGCGCCAACGCGTGAACCTGTTAGCATACCTTTGCGCGCATCAAACCATGCTTGTGAGCCTTGTGCTAATGATTGCGTCATGCGACTTTTGCTCCTGCTTCGGTGATGTAATCGAGACAACCTTTGACTCTTGAAAGCTCAAGGTCTGCGAGTTTTTCTATCCGAACTTTTTGGCAAAGATCAACTTCGCTAATGTCCGTCTGAGCGAGCTTTTCCCGAATATCGGCTAGGTTCTTTTCAGTAGCTACCACGGCTTTAGCCGGTGGCTTTCCAACGCTGGAGTTGCCGTCGTCGTCTTCCTGGGCGATACCAGCGACTGCGGCCAAACCATACCGACGACAATACGTGATGGTTGAACCAACCCCCTGCGCGTCCTGTTTGGCCACGGGTGAGCTGATAGTAGAAGAGAGCCACTGACCGCTGCTGTGCATTAAAACTGTCTCAACGCTCACTAGACCGTTCTCATACGCTGGCAATTGGGTAACGCTTAAACCATGCTCCGAAAACACGGGTTTGACGGTGTTGATGACTTCAGCCAGGTCCGCATATTTTGATTTAAAGAACGGATTGGCCGATGACTTGGTGGCGTTAGTAATGGAACCTTGAGCTTTCGCAAGAGCAGTGGCCAGCTCGTTAATTTCTTCTGATTTATTCATTACAGTACGCCTCGTTTGCATTTACTATAAATCTCGCCCGCTTTGATTGCGTTACGCTGCTGGCGCTTGTCAGACATGCGCTGTGCAAGATCAAGTTTCCGTTGAGCAAACTCAGCTTCCTGCGCGACACGACGAGCTGCTGTCATTTCTGCCCGAGAGGCCCAGCGGTATTCTCTGGCCCAACCCGTACCATTACCCGCGACCGATAGCCGGATTTTTTCAAAGGCTTGCTTCGTGTTCATACTTGCCCCCTTACTGGCTGACGCCAGATGTCGTTCCATTTTCGCTCGGCTTCGTCAGAAGTTTTTGCAATGGTGTTGCATTGAAGTTGGATGCCCGCGTTACGTCCCCAACCAGAGGCGACAAAGAAGAAATTAGCGCCGTTACTTGTGATATGGGTAGTCTGAGCGAATACGCCGGTTTTTGGTTTTATCAAATGTGTTGCTTCGATAGCCATTACGCGGCCCTCTCATTGTGTTCAGCGCGAAGTGTTGCGCTTGATTTTAGGTAGTCGCCTTTTTCGACCCAAATGTGAAAGCCGTTGTCGCAATCATCGGACCATTCGATGTCGATGCTGCCGTTGCCATCGGTCAGACTTTTAACCAGGCGGCCACCGCTAATATCGGCTAAATGCTCAAATATTAGATCAAGCGTGTCAGCGGCAAAAGGATCACCAGAACCGCTTGTGTACGTCGCTATAAATACCATTGCTATTCTCCTGAATTAAATATCGGTAATTCCCTATTGATCTAAATATTCATGTAAATTAATCTTCAGTTGCGGGGTTGATCTCGCTACCGATGACCCTATAATACGAAACTGTATTCATCCTGTCAACACGGTATCGTATTATTTTTATTAAAATTATGTTTTGTTAGCAATAGGATTGAAAAAATGGATCAAGAAAATATCATCAAGGAAGAGTTGTTTGAGATTTACGACAGATTATCCAGGGTTTATCAGGTTAAATTATTGGAAATTTCTTATGAGTTGCGGCTGGCAAGATCAAGCAGTATCGCTTGCTGCAATAAGGCTTCTTTGTCTTTTAATGCGAGTCCGTCATAAACCTTAGTGAGTTTAGTTTTTATCTCATCAGTCACGCCGGCAGGAGCGCCCGCCACCAAGGATCTGACATAGTTCTGATCTTTAAGCTGCGCGATTGAAATCCCAAAATAACTCGCCACAGGCTCTATTGTAGAGTCTCTAGGCTGTTTGGATTCCCCACTAGTCATCCGCCAGATAGCCGTCTGGCTAATAACATCTCGTTTAGCCT